TAATCTACGACAATTTCTTCAGTATCCAAATCTTTTATTGACCAATATGAAGAAGAAGGTAATGCTTTTGAACTAGCATAACTTAATGTAGTTCTAAATGCTGTTGAGGGGTATTGATCTCTTACGTTTACTCTAAAACGTTGAACGGAATCTTGTTGATATTCTGCTTTATTATTTCCTAATGTAAGAGCAAATATACTTGAAGTTATTACAGTTAATGATCCGGTATTATATATTGAGTCATTCCATCTAAATTCAAGAGTAGGAGGATAAATAGTATGAGTATTGCCTGAGAAATATTTAGTTTCAAATTTATCAGCATCTGTAAATTCTAAAGAAGAGGAATGTTTTAGTATAAAACCATAATTAACTATTGAGCTACTACTCCAGGCTAATACAGTATTAGTTACTTTAGTTTCAATATCTTTTGAAGAAATAAAAGTAAATGACTGAGTGGCTTGATAAAGTGAACTTGTCCACCATGTACCACCACCTGCAGTTCCGGTTGCACTGTATGAACCCGTTGTTCCTGCTGCAAAGGTACCATTAGTCCAGACAGTACTACCTGATTCTACTGTATATTGCCAGCTAACACCATCAGTAGTAATAGGAGAATTACCAAATCTACCTGTTCCTATATTCCAATCCTTAGATAATGGGTGAATAAATAATGTGTAATTTGTAGGAATTTCAGAAGCGTTAGCTAAATATAATTTTAAATAGACATCAAACGCACTACTACTAATCTTATTAGTAATAATGTCTGATATTTGGTCTGATGGGAACTTAATAATAGGGCGAGATACTTCATTAGTACCTTGTATTGAATAATAGGTACTAGCTTCTAGTATCTCGTCTAACCCTGTATTAAGGGTGGGATAATATGAATAAAGAGTAGCACTCTTTTCAGGGAATATTTTATAAACAGCCATAATTAGTAATTACTACATATAAATATAGCAATTGTAAGTCTGTTTTATGCTAACAACGCGTAATATTCTTTAAAATGCTTGATGCGATCAGGTAAACCAATAGTACCACCATTAACACGTTTAGTAACTTCAGTTATAACAGCATCAGTAGCTCCTTTATCAGCTATTTTATGTAAACCATTTTTATGGAAAAACCAAGCAGCAGATAATAATGGATATTTAGTTGCTACTAAATCAGGATTATCGACAATCGACTCAGTAACAACTGCATCAAACGCCTTATAATTGTCTTTGCCAGTTAATTGAATATAGCCACGTCCGCGAAATTTATAGCCTTCACCCGTTGTTTCTGCACCATTACCCATACGACTACCATAAACTAGGTTAGCAATTTTTTCTGGTTTACGCTCGTATAATTTGGCTTTTTCTTCTGTAGGAAAGTATTTTTTAAATATTCCTAATAAGCCTTTAGCACCGTAATTTAAATTCTCATTAACTAATTTAAAACCACCACTTTCATGTCCTGCTTGAGCAAGAAAATGTGCTAAACGTAATGGGGTATTTAATTCAAATTTTGCAATTGTGTCTGGTAATTGAGCTATTACCGTTTCAGGTAGATATCCTTTTAATTTGTCTAAGTTCATATTTTATTATTTTTAATAAATATTATTGTACAACAACTCTACCTTGTATGTCAGTGTTTGGATATCTAACTTCAAATACTGCTGGGTCTAGAGAAGGATATATGTTTCCTTGTCTAGTAGCTCCTGCTATATCGTATCCATATTGTGAATATATAGTATTAGTAGCATCTTGTTTATTTACTATTTCTAATTTAACTACAGATTGTACTCCTTTAACTTGTAGAAGTTTAGATTGGATATCTGAAAGTATAATTGGTTGGTTTATTTGCCATTTATCTATATTGAAATGGTCTTGTATAGTTGAAATACAGTTAGTTAATACATCTTTATTTGAATATCCACTTAATATTACTATATCAAAATTAACACCAATATTAATATAATAAGCATCTCTGATGTTAATAGCATCAGTAACCATTCTATATTCATTAAGATAGGTTACTAAATTTTGTTTTAATGTAGTAGAAGCAGTAGTTAATTGTTTATTACTATTATAAGATAAAATATATAAATCTAAAGTAAGAGGATTACCTGGCTGGGTATTAGCTACGGTTTGTTGAAGATCATCTCTAGTAAAATCTTGTGAAATATAAGCTTTAGCTAATGTTCCATAGTTAGAAGGCATTGATAGCGCTCTAATAATATAATCATCTTTCGTTACAGCTCTTAATTGGGTTGAATATGAATACAGAGCATTTTGTCTTATTTCATCAACTGTATCTCCATTTCTACCTCCAGATGAAGGATTAGGATTAGCAGATACTACACTTGATAATACAGTAGCAGCTATTCCACCTCCAGGATTACCATTTTTAAAATAAATCCCAGATGTGTCTAGAGTAGTTAAATCATTAGCCGGTACATTAGATGTAATACCACCACCAACTAGATATTTTACATTATAATTCCCAGAAGGGGCTAATCCATATTCTTGAGTAAAGAATACAGAAGCTTCATTATAATTATTTGTTAATAATGAAATACCAGGTACTAATCCTAGTTGAATATTATCTGGGGTTGGGAGGATTTGGCTATCAGTTTTATTTGAAGATAACCCAGCTCCAAATTCTAATTGTAAAGTATTATCTGATAATATTCTTGAAGTAAATCTTCTAGGAACTTTTTGTAACTGTAATAAGTATGGAACCTGATCTGTAGAGTATGAAGGATTAGCTACTTTTTGAAATATTGATGCTTGGGCTAAGTATGGTACTTCATACCATGTGTTGCTATCACTACCTGTAATTCTTAATATTTGTAAAATATTAGTATCCGTGATAGTTGTAGTAGCAAATTTTTGATTCCCAGGAAATGATATGGTTGTTTCTTTTAACTCAGCAGATATAACCTCAGTAGATTTTTTAAATAGAAAATAATTACTATCTACAAAACTAATTTCAGTACTGCCTGTATCTGTAAAATCTATCTGTTGTGTAGTTAAAAATTTAGTACCAGTAGCTGCCGAGGTAATAGTAGTATTAGCAGGTATTATTAAACCATAAATATTATAGTTTGGAAAGAATGTTACATTTCCATCTGAGGAAGTTGCAGGCATTAGTTGGTATAAATCTACAGTAGTGGTAGAAGCATATGATGCTTTAGGACGATATCCCATTACATAAGATAAAGCATATAAGTTTTCTTTTTCCTTAGCATATAAAAGAAAATTCTCTTGTGTTTGAGTATCTAAGTAAAATGACATAACATCACCAACATAGGATGACATTTCAATAAATAAATTACCTGGGGTGGCTTCAGAAAAGTCATTATATGTTGAAGGAAAATATGTTTTAGCATATTGTTGTAGTGCTGCTTTAAAAGCGCCAAAATCTTTATTTAAATATGATACATTTTTATCTTCGTTAGTCATTATTAGGTAAATTGTACTGTTACTTGATCAGGAGTTTGTGAAATGTTGACTACGTAGTCTATATTTAAATCTATAGAATTATAATCAGTATTAGGAGTGATAATAATATTAGTTACAGTAATGTCAGGTATATATATTGATATACTATTTAATAAATTATCTTTTAAAGATTCTAAGTTACTATCTGTAATTCCTTCAAATAGGAATCGCTTTAAAAAAGTACCAAAATTAGGATTCATTATCCTTTCACCAGTACTAGTTAATAATAGATTGACTAGATTTGATTTAATTTGATCTTTAGTAGTAAAAGTACTTCTAAATACTCCAGGAGCATTAAAAGGTAAAGACACCCCAATAGCAATATTCTTTTGTAAATCTAACGGATTTACACGTATTGTTTGAGGTATTGGCATATTATCCTAAATTTTTAAGTCCTGCTCTTTCTTGAGGAGTCATATTTGCCGCTGAGTCAGCTAAAAATGCAGCAAATGGGTTTACACGCTCTCCTGTTGTATCGTCAATAGCATCAATTACTTCTAGTTTAGGTTGGGGTTGTTGAAAACCAAATTGTTCACCCATTTTAGCACGCAATGATGCTCTAACATCAGGATTACCCTGCATTACATCGCTACTATTAAAACTCATTGTTCTATTTTCACGCAATGCTTTTTTTTCTTGTTTAGCCATGTGCTCTTCAAGAATGAATGGTAATTCTTCATGAATAGCATCAATTACTGCTTCCTTAATTAATCTTTTAAATGCCTTAGTATTCATAATTATAAATATTTTATCCTTGTAAATTTCGTTGATCAATAACTAATTTTAATTGTTCTATTAGGTCGTTAGGATCTAATGTAAATGAAAGTTCACTTTTAATAATTTCTACTCCATAACGATCAATGGCTACGGCATAACGACGTTTATTGCCTTTAACAACAAATGCTTGATTTTGTTCTTCTTTAATAGCAAATTTAAATCCTTTATAAGATCCATAATTACCTCCCGTTGGTAAAAATTCATTAGATAAAGCGTTTAAGTCTGCAAAATTTAATGTTTTTCCATCTAATTTTAAGCTAACTTCTTTTAAACGATCCCTCAATCCATTTAATCTTATTATTTCATTTGATAATAGAGCAGTAGCTATAGCTAATAATGCACTTAATCCTAAAATAAGATTACTTGCTTTTACTAATTTATCTGCTACTGTAGAAGTAATAGGGATATTAATTAAAGATATAATTCTAAGTATTAAAGAAAATATAGTTATTATTACTGTTATTGTTTTTAATATTTTTTCTAAATTTTGTAATTTTCTAATATTATTATCAATTAAAGTAATAGCATTATTTCTTAAATTAGTTGCTATGGTAACAGTGGTTTGGTCTTTAACTTTAGTATCTATATAGTTATTTACCTGGTCAACTAATTCCTCTAATTTTTTTCTTTGAGTAATTAATGTTGAAAAACTATTTGCTAATTGTAAAGCAATAATCGGAACTAATGTTTTTACTGCGTTAGAAACAACCTGTTTAGTTAAATCCTGTTTTGATTTAGTTTCAGATTCTTGAGTTTTTTTTCTTAAATTTTTAATACTTGTTTTAAAAGCTTTTTGTTGGTTCTTTATTTTATCGTTTGGATTATTATTTATATTTTGTTTATCTTGTTCTAATTTTAATCTTTGAACATTAATAGTAAATAATGTAGCCTCATATGTAATATTAGCATCAAATACAATACTATTATATTGATCTTCAGTAATTTGAATTGTATCAAATTTATATAGAGCGGTTTGAATAGTAGTATCAAGAGTTTCTCCTGCTTGTTTTTCTTTTTGAGTTAGTACTTTCAACTCATTATCTATACCAACCGTTTTTGTTTGATTTCCTACAATTAAAGTTTCCTTATTTTGATCTTTTGTTTGTGAACCAAAAGTTTTAATAGCTGTAGATGCCGATATTGTTTTTAAAATATCAGGAGATACTACAGGTGCTATGTTAGTTGTATTAGACATTATGATGTAAATACTTTTTGTGAAGGAATTTTTTCTAATAAATCACATACTCTTTTCATATCACCCATTAGATCTCTACCAGCTGATGTTAACCCTAGTATAGGAGCGCCTTCAGGGGCGCTAACGGCGCTAGATAAATACATGGCTAATCTAACTAGAGTTTCTTGTAAATGTTCAAATAATTTTATAGTTTCATATCCTAATAATACAGGTTGAGGTACAGCCGTATTGCTATATGGTCCTAAAAATACAGTGTTAGAATTTAAATGAACACGTTCATCTGCATTTAGATTAATAATGTTTTTAGTATTTATTTCTATATTTGTTTTAGCAAATATCATTACTTCATCCTTTTTAGAATTTATAACTACTCTATCACTATTA